TGATGGAAACAACAATTATCCCGATGACTAGAAAAGCCAACGCATCACTTGAAAATATTTTGGCGTTGAAATACGATAGACCAGTAAAACTATTAAACAACTTTAGAAAACCAGAACTATAATGATATATTGGATTAGTGAAGATTATGTAAGAGACAACCTACCTGTAGAATATTCCCTTTTAAGCGGCAACATTCTTCCAGCCTTACAACAGGCACATTTTATCAACGCCCGTGATATATTGGGTGATAGATTGTTTGATAAGATAAATGAATTGATTGTTAGTAATGAAATTGATTTACCTGAAAATGAAAGGTTTAAGTTCTTATTAGACCAATACCTACAAAATGTAGTCCTGTATTGGACTATGGTTTATATGAATGTAAATCTATTAGCAAAATACGCAAATAGGGGGGTTCAATCACAACAAGGGGAGTTCAGTAATAATGCTGACTTGTCTGTATGGAGAACCTTGAAAAATGAGTTTCAAGATTTAGCGACCTATTATTCCCAAAGAGCGAATGACTGGTTGTTCTGGAACCAAAACCATTATGTTCCATATTATACTTATATGATTGCGAACGGACTTCAGGCGGCGAACCCACGAGAAAAGTTTAGAAATGGTGGAGTTGTTTTAGGGGCTCGTAGAAGGTTCAGTTATAACAATATGTGCTGCTACTAATAAAGTGTCTTAAACATCAAATAAAGTGTATCTACCAATCTATAATAGGGGTGAAAGTATAATGGGTTATGTATCCCGTTGTTCTTCAAGTGCCGATATGGTTAGAAATGTAGGACAGATTGGGGTTAGACGAAACATCTGCCAAGAGCACGCAGAACAAGTTAGGTCGGCTATGCGACAACCATTTACCGAAGTTCCAAGAAAATTGGGACAGAAAAAATAATTCAATTTATTTTCTTATTTAATTGACTTTTGTTCCATCAGGAACTATTTATTGTATATGGGAAACAATAATAAGAAGGAAGTGCGACCCGTTGCGGAACGCCACCTTCACGACAAACTTACCAACAAAGAATATCTTATCGTTAAACAACAGGAATGGCAAAGGGAATTATCCCTTGAAAAATCCATAAACTTTTTTTGGAACTTAAAGAAATAAAATTATGGGAAGACCAGTATTATCACCGACACAAGTTCGTAGAATTAAAATGTTATTGGAAACGGGTGATTACACCCACAAACAAATAGCAGAAAAATACAAAGTATCACGAACACAGATTACCAAAATCAATATCGGGTTGAAGAACCCTATGGATAAAAACGGAAGGTGGGGAGATATAGAATTGTAATAAGTCCTAAAGGGTTTATTATAATATAAGAATATAAATGGTGTGATTTTTTTTTCTTGTGAAACAAAAAATAACACCATATTCTATATTAGTAAATAATAAACCTTTGGAAATGTGAAAAAAAAGTTTTAACTTTGACGATATGATAAAAGATTTTGAGAATAAGGTGTTGAAATCCATTTTCAACAAACCAAGTATTTTAATAAAGAATATTGAATACATTACCCGTGATGAAATATTTGTTGAAAAGTATAACAAATATATCCTTCAACACATTATAGAATACTACGGAAAGTATAATGAAGTTCCAAGTATAGATTTCGTTTGTGATATGATTATCAACGAAGGCATCAATCCACAGATTACTAAAATCTGTATAGACCATTTGTTATTGGTAATTGACCCAATAGAACTTACCGAAGGTGAAATGAATTATTTGGAAGACAACATCAAAAAAAGATTAAAGGACAATATTGTTTCCAAAACTGCGAACAAGATTGAAAAACTTTCAAGTGAAGAATTGGAAAAGGTTATTGTTGATGTGAATTATCTTCAACAAGACAACCCGAACTACGAAACCATATTCCTTTGGGAAGAACTTGAAGAAGAAACAAGACAACCAATTCCAACCAAATTGGAATTGATTGATGAATACGGAATAGCAAAGGGTGAATTGGGATTGTTGTTGGCAGGAACAGGTGTGGGTAAATCCGTATTTCTAACCTACCTGGCGAATAATTTTATGTTGAATGGATACAAGACATTACACATAGTATTTGAGGGTCATAGAAACACTTATTTAAGAGCACACAGAACCAAACTTGGCAATCCTTCAACGGACGATTTACGAAGGGGAAAGACAATTTCCAACCTTCGTTTAGTCCAAATGAAATCAAATAACACAACAACCAAAGATATTGAAGGTTTAATCAATAACACAATTCAAGACGGGTTTATTCCTGATGTAATTGTATTGGATTATGTGGATTGTTTGGTTGGGTCTAACAAGAAAGAAATATGGCAGAATGATATTTCAATCGTAAATGAATTGGAACACATCAGTCAAAAGTATAACATCGCATTATGGTCTGCGGTTCAAGCAAACAGAAGTGGAATAAACAAAGAACTATCTATAGAAAACATTTCAGGGTCAATATCCAAAGCACAGAAAGCATCATTTATCTTGGCTTTAACCAGAAGTCCCGAACAAGAAGAACAAAACAGAGCAACGATGTCTGTAATCAAAAACAGATTTGGTGTAAAAAGAACTTCGTATAATTGTGTGTGGGCTCCTGCTGAAATGAAGATTGAACTACCTATTAAAGAAAAACCTTTATTATGAAACAGATAAACAGAATGGAACGATGGTTTCAACGACACGATTTAGAAGCAACTAAACGAAAAATGCTTGAATGGAATACTGATGATTATGAAATATTTTTTCTTAAAATATTTCATACATCATTAAATCAGGAAGAAAGAAATGTTTTATATTTTTATTTAGAAAATGATAATATGGATATTGTTGATAATGATGACTATATTTATCAGGGGGGGTTCGCTTTCTAATAATGTTTCCCATATCATTATTTTTTTATTCAGTTATGTCCTATAATATGACCCCCCTTTTTTAACACTTCAACGAATATGGAAAATGATTATGAATTACTGACTAGAAGGAAGCGTGTTGATGCCGATGGTGAGTGGGAGTATGAATGTGTGTCTTGTGAAAGATGGTTGCTTAAATCAAAGTTTAGGGGTTGTGTAGATTACATAGACGCTTATGGGAATTGTTTGATGTGTTCTTCTTGTAAAAGTAAGAAAGCACAAATAACACAAAAAGACAACTTGAATAATGAACTAAATAAAATTATGAAAGGAATGGGATTTGATGTTGATAGTGATATTCCAATTTATATTCAATTTCACGAAAAACACAACTTACCATTAAAAAGAAGGGATAGGTAATATTTATCATTATGAACGAAGTAATAACAACAGCGGTAATAGGTTTCATTTCAACGATAGTGGGATATATTGCTGGTAATAGAAAAAGTAATGCTGAAGCAAACGCTTTAGAAATAGAAAATGTTAAAGAAGTAATATCAGTTTATACAACAGCAATAAACGACTTGAAGGCAGAAATTAAAGAATTAAAAGAATTGGTAGAAAAATACCAAGTCCATATTGAAAAACTACAAACTGAACTTTATACTTTAAGAAGTCAAATGAACCCCGATATAAGACCTGCGCTATGAATAGAGAAGAAATAGAAAATCTAGAAGACGGACAATTATTCCACCTATCTATTGAAGATAGGAAAAAAGTAATAAATAGTGGTGTTGATGTATTATTTCAATCAGTAATGCTTACAGCACAGATGACCGAAGTATTACCATCAAAACTTTTAAGTGATACATTAGCGAACATAGAAGAACAAATTAAAGAACACCAAGAAAACGACAACTATGAAATGTGTTATTATTTCACAGAAGTATTTTGGGAAGCCAATAAACGATTAGAAGATTTAAGAAAGAAAAAAGATAATGTGTTCGTGTAAGCATACCCCATTACAGAAGGTAGAAGCCCGCATCGCTAGTCGTGGGTGGAATAGTATAGCCAATAGTGAATTGCGTTTAATAGACGAGTTTATATTCACTAAATTAGGGATAAGACCATCAGCCCCACAGGAAAGGATAGATATGTATGGAAACGCCAAATCAATCAAATAAAAAGCCAGGTAAGTATGTTTATTCAAGGGAAGCCAAGAATAGACATTCAACTATCATAAAACAAAATTGTATCATAAAACAATTAGCCGAAGGTAAATCGGTAAATGCGGCTACGAAGGTATGTGGTTGTAGTCAAGTTTCTTACTACAGGTGGAAGAAGTATGACGAAGAGTTTAAGGAAAAGATTGAAGAATATTTCCAGATTGAACTGGAACAAGCAGAAGAAATCTTAAAACAATCTATAAGGGAAAACCCGAACCTATTACAATTCTTTCTAAAACATAGACACCCCGAATACAAAGTAAAACAATCAATAGAACTGAACCATACTGGTTTAGATAAAATTGAAGTCCGTGTTATATTACCGACAAATTACCAGGATACTACCCCTGATGAACCTGAAGTTCTTTGATGACTGCCATTATTAAAAACGGGTTCTACAGGATAGGAATAAGGAAGATGTAAAAAATCTTCCTTTTTTTTTTGCGATGTGTTTGGCAGTATGGAAAATATTACCTTACTTTGTATCACTATGAAAAACGACTTGAACCAAATGGTAGATTTCTTCACAAAGACAGGTATGGTAAATTATCCTTCTTTATGTGAAAAGCACAACACACTTGTAGATGCCTACAAAGAGCACGGATTTTACAATCACGAAAATCCTGTGATGTTGTATAAAAAATTGATGACGCAGTTAGTAGAAATAATGTAAAATAATTTAGGAAATCTAAAATATTATACCGAACTTTGTAAGACACTAAACAACTATAAAAACTACGACTATGAACGAACAAGACAAAACAGAAATTATGAAACAGGTTGGACGCTACACCGATGGGGTTAAATACAATATGGAAATCATCTATAGCGAAGACACTAGTGGTTTATTTGATTTCCCAATATTCTACGGGGTTGTATCATCTTTGGACGAACAAGAAGAATACTACTACAAGGACATCAATAGTGTTGATGACTATTGGGAGTTCATAGAAACTGCTGACCTATTGAAAGAAACTAACGAACTTCCAACTATCACCCTTGATGTAATATCAACAATAAACTAAACGACTATGGAAATACATTCATCACACGGAATAGACATTATGGAAGCCGATGATATATTGGCATTCATCTACAAAACAACTAACGGCAAAAACAAAAAGAAGATGTTTAACACTATCGCACTTCCTATGTATTTGGAATACATCAACAACCCTGTTGGTAAAGATTATATTGCCTTCAACAAAACACACGGATTTTGTTTCTTGGCGAAAAAAGAAATTGTTAAAAAACATTTGGCAGTATCAAAATAATTCACGAACTTTGTAAGACACTAAACAACTATAAAAAAATAAACCACTATGAAAAACACCGACAACCTTACCGCAGCAGTTATTGACCCAAGCACTTTAGAAACTGCTATGATGAACGAAACCTTCTTCAACAACGATGATAGAGTTGTTCGTAAGATGAAACAAAAGTTTAACAAAATTATTTATTCGTATTCATACAAGCAACGAATGGAATTGAAAACCGCTGGTGAAGAAATCACCGAAGCATACAGAATGACTAAATCATATGCGGTCATCAACGGAACAGAACCAATCAGTCCAAAACAATACATCTATTCTATGATGTTAGAAGGTTGGGTAGGTTGGAGTTTATTAGCAGTATCCGCATACTTGTCTAGCGAGTTGGAAGAAGCGGTATTGAAATACTTTGTAGCACCAAAATAACTTTTAAGATTTCTTTGTAATATAAAAAACTTTGTTATATTTATAGATATGGGAACAACAGCAATTTTCAAGATTTACGACAACGGAAAGTTCGTAATGGGTTCGTGGGTTAAATACGATGGTGGTGTTGATGATACATCAGTATTACGACCTGTATTATATTCTTTAGGTAGGGACTTTAACAAAGAAAGATTTTACCACACAATCAACAAGTTTGTAAATGATGGTAAGTTTGGTAGTATGTTTGGTGATAATAAAAAACCATTCATCAATCAAATCAACGAAGAAGGTATGGCACCTGTTGATGTATTGTTTTGGGATATTCCTTTAGGTGATAAGAAATTGATGAAAGATTATATTTGGGGTCAGTTCATTTATGAAATCCGTTATGTAAAAGATGGTGTGAATATTAAAGTTTCCTATAATGGAAATGAAATAACCAAAAAGGTTGGAAGGGAAATGTATGGTAATTTACGAACAGGTGATATTCAACATATCCTAATTGACTTAAATAAGTGGGTTGATGAAATTGACTACGGATTAAACGATTGTAATTGTGGTGAAGATAATAACGAAATAACAGAAGAAAATATATGAAAGGTTCAAGCAAACTAACGGAACAACAGGTTCAAGAAATTAAACGATTATTCGCAACAACGATGTTGTGTGATGCGGACATCGCAGAAATGTATGGTGTATCAAGACCGCACATAAACGCAATCCGTAATGGAAAGCATTATACAAATATTCCAAATGAAATAGTGGGTTTTACGACCACGCACACTATGATTGGGGGTTATGACTATTCATCAGGAATTAGTGTCGTAGAAACGAACTATGGTATGAAATATTTGATTATCAACTACATCAACGATGAGGTCTTCCACGACTGCGGAACTTTGTATAACGAACAACCTGACTATAACACATTCAGGGATAGACACGACCAGTTTGTAAAACGATTTGTAAGATAATGAAAATCCCAAGACAACGAAAATCAAACCATAGAAGAAGGCAAGATAGATTATCCATCATCTTCCAAGAAATAGTATGGACTATCAAATTACAGAACCAGTTAAAAAATATTTTTTACTATTATAAAAAATAGTTTGGCAGTATCAAAACTAATCCGTAATTTTGTATAACTATGAAAAACGAACAATCAAAAGAAATCAAAAGAATTGAAAACGCAGTTCAAGATTACATCAGCAAACACGGGGGTAATTGTATCGTCAATATTTCAATATCAGCATTCAACAAAGAAGGTGATGTTATTGACGACCAACTTTGGTTATGGGGTGATAAGGAAATCCTTATGATTGATAATGAGTGTATGGGTAAAGCGATTGAAGAATTGTAAAAAAAGATTTGTAGATGTTTGGTGGTTTGATATTAAAGTAGTATCTTTGTTATATGAAATCACAACAACCCACCAAAACTACTAAATTAGAAAACTACCAATTCACTAGCCACGCTGTAGAACAACTACAAAATCGCTTCGGTATGACTACTGAAGATGTGATGAAGGTTAAGCAATACTTTAAGAAAGGTTGTGTATCCTGTAAGCATAATGTGGTTAGAAAAAAGATTACCAACTACCCTAACCAAGTCGCTTACTACAACGAGAAGTTTAACTTGTTGTTGATGTGTGATGTTAGAAATGGTGATGTGGTGAATGCTTTATATCTTGACGGAAAGAACGGATACGATTACTTACAACGATAAAAATATATGAAAAACGAAAAACTATTTATCCCATCGGGCTTATTGAAGAAGATAAGCGATGAAAACCAAAACAAGTTCAACCGCTCTATTGATGTAGATGTGATGAACTTTACTAACTTACCTGGTGTAGTGTGTGTTATGTCTTTAGACCACGAACACGCATTTCTAAAAAAGGTTGATACACACAAAAGATTAGTCATCACTTTTGATGATGAAAAAGGTAAGGAACATATCCTAACCCAAGATGTATCTATGGAACAATACAACGATATTGTTGAACTAAACGAAGCATTATTTCAGGAGAACTAAACTATGATACAGATTATTAAAACAATCAAGGTGAAAGCCGACTACGACATTATCAAGCAGTTTGATAGTAAGGAAGATTTGATGAGCGAACTAAAGTTGAACTTTGGTTATGAAGGGGAGTATGATGAAAACGACCAAGAGTTTATTGATGTATTAAACGAATACTTTGATGAACCTATGTATGTGGGTGGTAATATTGGAACATTAGGAAACCAACACCGCATAGACGACATAGAAGTTGATACAAAAAACTTTTCAACCTATTACACATTTTAACTATGGCACAAAATAAAGAAAGACAAATCGCAACACAATCAAGTATGAAACTTGTATTGGAATGGGGCACTACCTGCGGGAAGTGTTTAACATTAAAAGAATTGGTGGGTATTACAAATGTAATCGTTGATTATGTTGAAAACGGATACACCGCCGAAATAGGTAAAAGGTTGGATACAATCCAAGAACATTTAGAAAAAAAATAATTATGAAAACATATACAGCAACTTTTAACATCACACTTACACAAGAAGAAGTAAGTTCTAGATTTGGATTTTTAGTTCCCGATGAAGAATGGGACGGATTTTGTAAAGCGTTTCACGAGTTCTTCCAATTAGAACACGACGCAACTTTGGAATGGTTGGTTAGTGAATGGGAAACAGAAGTGAAAGATGATTACATCAATCAATAAAAAATTGTGATTGCTCCCAATAATACAGAAGACCCTGACTTTTTGTCGGGGTTTTTTTGTTATGTAGTTTTTTAACATATAAACTATATTTATAGAAGTCAGGGGAAGGACAACAATTTCAGTATGGAAGTCAAAGTATCAACATTATATCTAGATATAGATAAAGCAGTCAAGGAAGGTAAAAGACATATATTCCTTCGTGGTTCATCTAGAAGTGGTAAGACATATCAAACCATATCCTACTTGATTTTGTATGTTCTACAGAACCCTAACACAACAATTACGATAGTAAGGGACACACTTGTATCAATCCGTAATTCCGTTCTATTGGACTTTCAGGAAGTAATGAACCAAATGGGAATGTATAACCCCGAACAATTCAACAAGACAGAAGTAATCTACCGATTTGATAATGGTGGATTGGTTAGGTTCTTGGGAGCAGATGATGGTTCAGGTAAGTTGCGTGGTATGAAACAAGACATCGTATTCATCAACGAAATCACATCAGTATCACAAGATGCGTTCCTTCAGTTAGACATTAGAACCAGTAGGTTCATCATCGCAGATTATAACCCAAGTGCTAGTGAAGATTGGTATGTGTATGACTTGGAAGAAAAAGAAAACAACCAACTTATTATTTCAACATATAAGCAAAATCCTTTTTTAGATGACCGAATTGTAAAATCTATTGAAGGACTAAAAGATATTGACCCTGAAATGTATGAAGTTTATGCGTTGGGTAAGAAGATTAAACCCCGTGAAACAATCTTTATCAATTGGGAAGTGGTAAAGGAAGCACCAAGATATTCCAAGATGTTAGGGGTCGGGATAGATTGGGGATATTCTAATGATGAATGTGCGTGTGTATGGGGACTTATAAACGAACCTGATAATGTAATCTACCTGAAGGAAGTATTCTATGAAAAGGGATTGTCTAGTGATGATATATTATTCAAGATGAAAGAAGGGGGACTACAGAAAACCTTTGAGGTTATTTGTGATAGTAGTGAGCCCCGTATGATTGACGAATTAAAGAAGGGTGGATATTCCCGTAGCCGTGGGGTAAAGAAAGAAGCAGGTTCAGTCCTGTATGGTATAACCGAAATGAAGAAGTATAAACTACAGATTGACGCATCATCAACCAACCTGATAGAAGAACTAAAGAACTACAAATGGTTCAAGGACAGGTCAGGAAACATCACCAGTAAGACAACGGGACGAGACCACTTATTAGATGCGTGTAGATACTTGATTACGGAAATGACCTATAAACCAAAAGTGAAATATAGTTTTATGTAATTATGAAAATAAAAAGATTAGGAAAGGATTATGATTATGATTACAAGTCAATCATAATGAAGGGTGAATATTTTAGAGCACTTAAAAAATTAGCAAACAAAGAAAATAAACCATTAGGTAAGATGATAAATATATTAGTAGAACATTATGAAAGTAGTATTAGGTAAAAAGGAATATGGGATATTACCCATCACGATAGAGCAGTATGAATTACTGAA